GACAGCGGCATCCTCGAAGCGGTGGATGGTCGCATTGCGGATGATGACCGCGTGCATCCAGGTCACGCCGCGCACCTGCTCGGCACGCTCGGCGGTGAAGAGGTGAATCACATCCTGCGCCGGCACGCGCTCGGCCACGGTGTTGAAAACGCCGTAGGTCTCGCCCGGGTGGCTGGGCTTGATCCAGTAGGCAATGGCACGGCCAGCGCCGTCGAGCTCAACGCCCTGACGCACCACATGGCCACTGGACAACGTGGTGTTGAGCTTGTCGTCGAGACGGTCGGCCTCCAGTGCCTGGAGCGCGATGCCGTAGGGCAGGTTCGGGCGGCGCACAAAGCGGATCAGCGACTCGCCATCACGCGCTGCCGCCTTGACCACCATACGCCCGAAACTGGACAAGCTCTTGTGCTTGCCGGTGATGTCGCAGGTCTTGCCCCAGCGGGCAAAGTGGATTTCGACCGCGTCGTTGGCGGCCTTGTCGAGCGTGGGTTGCTGGCCGCGCGGGGCACCGTCCTTATAGGCGCGCACCTGCAGCTGCGGGTTGTTGCGGCCGACGACATTGTTGGCCACCAGCGAGAGGAAGCGCCGGCCGAATTCGTTGTTGGCAGCCAAGTGCCGGGCGCGGGCGCGCAGAATGGGCAGCGCGCTGTCGTTGTCGGCATTGATGCTGCCCGACCAGTTGGCCAGGCTTGAGGTCAGACGGCTGACGGCAGCACCGGCAAACCCGTGCATGCCACCACTGCCATAGGTGCCGGCGTAGGCATCGCGACGGACACCCGGCGCAGCGGCGCGCTCCATGCGGGACAGGATACCCATCAGCGACGCACTCCAAGCCAGAAGATGGCCGCGCCCACAACCAGCATCGCCATGGGCACACTGATCTGGCACACCCCACCGAAGATCAGCACCAGCCCGCCATAGGCATGCAGATCACGGAGCTCGAACTGGCGGCAGAACGCGGACAGCGCATTAAGGATTTTTCGCATGATCTATGTCCGGAATTGGATGCGGCCACCGCTGCCGAGCCCTTTTTTCAGCTTCTCGGCGTTCTCTTCATTGCGCACCAGTTGGGCGTAATGGTTCTTGAACCGGAGCAGGTCGGCAATCGGCATGCGCTGCAGCGTGCGGTTGGCGATGGTGTAGCTCATCTGGTCGAGCGTGGCGCGGTTTTCGAGCACCGCCTCGATGGCATCGAGCGTCTTCCTGGCATGGCTGCGGGTATCGAGCGCCGCAGTGGCGGTGCCGCCCCGAAGATTGGGCAGCACTTGCATGGTGCCGCCGTCGACGGTGAAAACTTCGCCACCAGATTCGACCCAGGCGGTCCATTCATAGGTGCCGGCGGTGTAGCCGGTGGTGGTGGCCGCGGCGACCGAGATGCTGAAATCGCTGCCGCTGGCAGTGGCGGTGATTTCAAAGCCGCCGGCGGCGTTCTTGAAACGGTACTTGAGCACCCAGCCATCGGCAGCCGAATAATCGGCCAGCGATTTGGTCCATTTCCAGGTATCGCCCGCGCGCAGTTCGGCAGGCTCTGAGGTGGGAATTGCGGCGGTCACAAGCCAATGGCCTCCGGGTCGAATGGGCGAGCTGGGCAGTCAAGCCCAAGCGTGCCCCGGCCCGGCGGACATTGTTTAGGGGAAAAATGTCCGCTATTGAGAGATCAAATTGAGGAGTTCACGACCTTTGTCGGTCAACCAACCGACTCGCAGCCATGTGCCGTAGTCCACTAGGTCCCTTGAGAAGGCACGTTCCATCGCCCGATAACAGACCTTTTCAGGCTGACCCGTTTCGCGCCTGAGAATTTGGTCGGCGTACTCAAACCTTAAACCACTTGGGCGGACATCATCCATCTGCCGCTTCATTTCGGCATAGGCTCGTACTACCTGCAGGTCGGTGATGTCTTTTGTGGCCACGAATTATTTCCCGTTCTTGATTCTACGCACTTGCCGCACCGAAAGCCCGGTACGCTCGGCTGTTACCACCTGCGTGCAGGTGCTCAACTCTTCCACCCTGACCTGCCTTATTCGCTTGGGCTGCCGGGCGACGTAGACGGTGTCGCCGCCGTAGGTTTCGCGGATGCGCAGCTCGGCCTTTCTGGCGGCCTCGTCGTCGGGTAGCCCTTCACGTAACCCCTGCTGCAATTCGCGCAGCATGGCTTTCAGCAGATCGCTCATTTTTGCCCTCCGTGTGGTCAACGATTTCTCCCGACGCGCCCCAGGCGGCGGATACCTCCGGCCGGGGCTTGCGGTTCCGATGCAGGTGCGGGTTCCGGCGCGCCAGCACCACCCTGCCCTACCACCTGCACCGCCGCGCGCTGCTTGATGGCCGCTTCCAGCCTGTCCCAGTCGGACTTGGTAAACCGGTGCAGGCGCAGCTCGGGGTGGTGGGCGGCGGCGTAGGCATAGACGAAGGTGTCCAGCGGCTCGTTGCGCAGGCCGCGCTTTTTGTCGAAGCGGTTCTTGGCCGGGTTGTAGGTCTCGCTGGTGAGGCCGGTGAAATACTCGGGCGGCAGCTGATCGCTGAAATGGCAGTTGCGTTCCTCGGCCGGTTTGTCGGCGTCGGTGCTGAGGCGGCTGTAGAGCCAGTGCTTGATGCCAACGGTGCCGACGTGATAGATCATGATGCCGTGCTTGTCGACCTGGCCTTTCCAGTTGAGCTCGACCATCTTGCCCTTGCTCAGCACCGGGGCATTGTTGGGCACGGCGCCGAAGATGGGGAAGTGACGGCGGCGGCGCAGGCGGCGGATGTTGGCCTTGACGGCTTCGGTACGGTGGCCCCCGGCATCCTGCGCGGTGGCAAGGATATCGAGGGTACAGCCGTAGTCGCTCTGGATGGGGGTGCCGAGCAGCGCATCCAGCGCTTCCCACACAGCATCGGCGGCCGGGTCGCCGGGCAGGACCACATAGTCGAGCACCCAGGCGCGCATGCCCCTGCCCCACCCGACCAGCTGCACTTCGAGGCGGTCGTCCTGCGTATCCACGCCCGCCGTGATGGCCAGCACGCCGGCCGGCGCGGTGCGCAGCAGGTAAGGCTCGGCGCGGTCGGCAATGAGGTTGTGCTTGACGGCGCGCATGGTGGGGTCTTCCCACGGCTCGGCCAGGCGGTCATTGACAAAGGTCTTGAGCTTGGCCGGGTCGCCCTGCACTTCCAGCCAGCGCTCGGCCAGGTCGATCCAGCGCGGCCCGAGACCGATCTGGTAGTAGAGGCAGTTGATGGTGTAGCCGCGAATCTTGCTCTCGGGGTTTTCCGGAACCCAGCGGCCAGCGGCGATCATGGCCGTCTTGTGATGCTCATCGATTTCGGCACCACACTCGCGGCACACGTAGGCCACGCCGGTGAGCTTGCCGCCCACACGGTGGAACTGCAGGCCACTCCACACCAGCGGCTGCATTTCGCCGCAGTGCGGGCACGGCACATGGAAGCGGCGCTGGTCGCTCTTTTCCCAAAGGTATTCAATGCGCGAGGTGCCCTTGAGTTGCGGGGTACTGATGTAGAGCCGCTTGTAGGTAGCGGGGAAGGCGCTGGTGCGGCCCTCGAGCATTTCGAGCGGGTCATCGCCGCCGACGAAATTGGTAGCAAATTCGTCTAGCTCATCAACACCCAGAAATCGCACACTGGTGGATTTGAGGCGCGAGGGCGAGCCTGCGTGTTCAATGTAGAGCTGACCGCCATCGTAGTCCTTGAATTCGCGGCGGTTGGCCCCATCGCGGCTGGCCGTACTGCTCAGCAATGAACGCACCGAAGGAGTTTCTTCGAGCATGGGGTTGAGCTTCTGGTTGATCCACTTGAGCATACTCACCTCGCCCGGCAGCGCCACCATCCCTGGCCCCGGGTTGTGCTCCATGGTGTAGCCGACCCCATTGACGAGAACCTCGGTCTTGCCGAACTGGATTGGGAACATGAGCACCACATCCTTGACCGGGCTGCGCGCGGAGAGGCAATCCATCGGCTCGCGCAGCGGCGGGTTGCGATCGGTACGCCACCGCCCCGGCTCGGCGCTGCCCTTGCTGGACAGCCGACGATGCAGATCCGCCCACTGCGACACCGTGAGCGGCACCCGCGGCGCCAGCGCCCGGGCAAGGGCGGCGGCGATGGCGGTGTGGGCGGGGGCGAAGGCGGTCATGCGGGAAGATCGAGCAATTGGCGGTCGATATCGGCCAGCTCGGCGGCGAGCTCGGCGCAGCGCTTGAGCAAATCTTGCGCTTCGGCCACCCGCCCGGCCAGCGGGGGCTGGCCGGTGGTGAGTCGAAAATCAACCGCCAAGCGCGCCACCTGCTGCGCCAATGCTTGCAGCTCGGCGTGGTAGCGGCGGCGGTCGTCGGTGAGGACGGCCTTGCGGCCAATGGCTTCGTAGTGGTTCATGGCTAGCTCCTGATGGCGGGATACTTGACGATGTATTTGACGACCTTGCCATCTACCTTTTGGGCGCGGCGACGGAAGCCGTAGCCGGACAGGCACACCCCGGCCTGCACCAGCACACCGGGCAGGCGGGCATCGGGCAGCGAGGGCCACAGCTCGCGCACCACATCCTTGAGCAGGTAATCCTGCCCTTCGATGGCGATGTTTTCTGCCCAGTGGCGCAACGGCTGCATGGGGTCTGGAATTTCCAGCTTGGGCGGTGGGGGCGGCGTGAGGTGGGCGTCGGGGTCAATTTGCAGATCGGCCAGCATATCCACCCCGGTGTTGGCCAGCGTGAGCGCATTGGCACGACGCAGCGCCTCGGGCAAGCGCTGCCCGGCCATGGTGGCCGAGCGCAGATAGGCGCGGAAGGTGCGATCGGCCGACACGGAAATGTCGGCACGGTGCGACAGCGTGAGCGGGTAACCCCGGTGTGGCGCGCCGGCAACCCGGTCGCGCAGCTCAAGGAAGGCTTTGACCAGCGCCTTTTTGAACATCACCACCACCGCACTATTGCGCAGCAGGGTAAGCAGGAACATGGATTGCCCCTCATTGAGAAGGGCGACTTCGGTAGGCCGACCGCGCCGATCTCTCGAATTCTCGATTTCAAATACCCGGTCTGAGATTTGAAATCGGGAAATCCCCGGTTCGGCCACCTTTAAAACCAACTCGCCAAAATCCCGAAGGTCGTCTGCATACTTACGGACAAGCTGGATTACTGAATCGTGCTCGTTTTCGGTGCAGGCCGCTACGGCCAGCGAGGTGGTCATCGGGGTGTTGTAGTGCAACAGGACGAGTTCAGACATGGCGCTTCTCCTCTTGAATGGCAGCGGCCTCGTAGCTGATGGCGGCGGCCAGCACGTTGGTGAGCTGATACACGGTGGGCAGCTTGGCATCGGGCACGCTGGCAAGCGTGGAGATGCAGTAGCCGAGGTCGGCCACGATCTGCGCGATGTTTTCGAGGGTTTCCCGACCGGATGTGTCGGAGATGATGGGATTGATGCGCGCCGCGTAGGCGCGAGTGGGCAATGCAGACATGGTTTGCTCCTGTTCGAGACTAAGAACCCCGTTTTGAGCGGGGGTGGGCAGGAGCTCAAAACCCGTGAACAGCCGGGCGGACTTCTTTCCCTTGCGGGTCTTGTATCCGTCGCACTCCCGCCCATAGGAGAAACCATGGACGAAAAAAAACCGCGCTGACGGGGCGACTTGACCGCTGTTCATGGGTGTTTTGAGCACCTGACCAGCAGTGTAGCCCACATTGGCGCGCATGTTCAAGCCCCCACCTTGGCGGCCGCTTCAAACCCCGCCGACAACTCCGCCAGCAGGTGCTCGATCTGATCCGCCATCAGCGCGCGGATCTGTTGCTCGTCGTTGATCGCCGCGAGCTGCGGCGCCAGGATGTCAGGCAGGCTTTCCAGCCGGCTGCGCAGGGTCACCGCGGCGCTGCTGACGGCGGAGACCACCTGGTCGGCGGACATGAGCTTGCCCATGCGTTCGGCGAGCTCTATTTCTTTGAGGTGGGCCTCGGCCTGCTCTTTGCGCTCGCGGGCGTCCTTGATGACGGGCGGCTGCACCATGGCACGCTCATCAGCGCCGTTGCTGGCGGCGATCTTGGCCTTGCTGGCTTCGACCAGCACCCGCCCGGCCTCGTCCAGCACCAGCCGCCCCTGCCCCTTGAGCGTGGTGACCCAGCTACGCGCGCAGCCCATGAGGCGGGCGAACTCGGCCTGGCTGACGGCGGTGTCGGTAGCCGTGGCGGCCGTCATTTGGCGTTCCTCAAGGCAATGGCGAGCTCGCGCTCGAAGTCGGGCTGGAATCGGCGGGCGACATAAGGCCGGGCGATGGCTTCCAGGTTGATGAATCGGCGGTAGTTGCCGGGCCGCACAAAGGCGATCATCGGGCGGACAACACTGCTGCGCCCGCGCTCGATGCGCTGCCAGATGCCGGGGTGCAGGCCGCGATAT